AACATTTCTGCTTCTAGTTTCCACATTGCCTGTACGGTTGCAACAAGACCATCATAACTTTCAACTTTAATTACACCAACACCTTGTGTACCTGTTAGTGTTTTTAATATAACAGGAAACTTACCACCAATTTTATCTAATGCAGTTTTTAAATTTTTTTCGTTTGAAACATAAGCAGTTCTAGGTGTAGGTACACCAAATTTTTCAAACAATAATGCTGAAGTTAATTTATTATCACAAGTAAGCATTGCTGCTCTTGTGTTTATCATAAATGATTGTGAGTTTTGAAAAGCAGATATTAAAGATAGACCACCTTCATCTTGCAACGCACCACCTCTAACCATACAAATGGTATCTTTACCTACGAAAGTGTGTTTAGCACCATCACCATCATAGTTATACACCGTTAATGTATTTTTATCTTCGTCTTTATCTGTTATGATTGAAGTTTTTGTATTTACTATAATACACTCAATGCCTTTTTTCTTACACGCTTTTGATATAAGATCAGCAGTTGTATTTTCTTTAGGGTCGTCTGAATCTGCTATTGTAATAATAGCAACCGTAATAGGTTTTGATTTACGCTCTAAATCTTGTTCTACAAAAAATTCTTTAAACTTTGGTATTTGCATTTTCGCTATCTTCGTTTGTGACCTTTTTTCCTATGTTATATTTAGCAGATAAATTCCATTCTTTTTTCTCTTTGAATGGTAAAACTTTTATCTGACTCAAAGGCGCCTTGTTATTTGCCTCGTCTTTGTTAACTATATCAATTAGGTTCCAGTCTTGTAATAAAATAGCGATTGTGTTTCTTCTTTGTATATCATTTTCAACTAAAGTTGCCTTCTTGCCATCTAAAGCAAAAAGTTCTTTAAAATGTACGATATAGTATTTACCTTGTTTGTGTAATATATGGCACGATTGAAATAATGTCTTATCTTTTCTACTTGCCACACCAATTCTTGTAAGGGTTTCTCTAACTTTTAGGAAATCGTCAGGTTGTTTTATGGTGACCTCTAACATACTCTCTGGCGACCATTGTATTTCTTCACTCATTTTCTTCTCCCACCTTTATATAAGGTTTCTTTAATATGTTCAATTTGTTTTATTGTGAGTATGCTCAAAGCCTCTCTTGCTTTTTCATTACTATAACCAAAATACTCTTTAATATACTCTATGTCTTTCAATTTGGTCTGTTTTAACCATCTGCCACCAAACCGTTTTTTCTTTCTAACACTATTTATTAAAAACTGAAATTGTATTTGATTATCTAGGAAGTGATAACCATTCATTTCGTTTGCTTGTGGAAGAGTATCCCAAAACATAGATAAACAACGATTAATTATATACGCTGGATATTTTTTTATCCAGGTTTCGTCTGATTTCATCAAGTCTTCTTTAGACTCATTTATCGCTTTTAGGTAATCTTTTAATTCGTATGCCATTATTTGTTGCGTCTGTTATGTCTGCCCATATACCAATCACCTGGTTCGTAATTATATCTTTTACCGTGATGTCCTCGTATATCTGCATACCACATTCGCAATTTGACTATGCAAGTTCGCCAAAATGTTCTTCGTGCCATTGTATCCTCGTTAATTATGTTATTTAAATTTGCAAGTCGCCATTATTTCAGTCAAACAAGCAACCATATTTATCTCTTGGTCTGCTACAAATGCTGATTTATATTGGTATCCTGCTAATAAAAGTATTGCTTGAGGTACAGATTGAGGTTGTAGATAGTCTTTAGATGATTCGTAAATCATTCTGAACAAGTCTGTTGGTTGTAAACTCAAATTGTTTACGACCCATTTTCTAGTTTCGTTAAAGTCTTTTTTCTTCAAAGACGCAAATAAACTCTTAATATCTGCTTCTTTTTGATTAAAGAATATACCACTATCAATCTTACCATTTACTGAATATCTTTGTAATTCATTGATAGTTTTTCTGAAATCTGGAAAGTGCTTCTCAATTAGAGTTGCTAAGACTTTCTTATCATATGGTACTTTGTTCTCGTCAAGTATCATACCTAGTCGTTTCATCAATGATTGTGCTGATTTTAGTCTTTGACCATTGACTATCTTAAAGTCAATTTGAGTTAATCTACTTCGTAATGGTTCAATAAACTTGTAAGGATAATTACAAGTCATTATAAATCTACAATTTTCAAAAAATGTTTCAATGAAATTACGCAAAGCAGGTTGTACTGACTCAGCATTCATATAGTCTGCCTCGTCAATTATGACTACTTTGTGTTTAGATTCGGTATTGAAAGATACGGTTGACGCAAAATTTTTAATCTTGTTTCTTAATGTATCTATATGTCTACCTTCATCTGAACCATTGATTATGATATAATCAGCGTTTAGTTGTTCACATAAAGCACGAGCAACGGTAGTTTTACCTGTACCTGCCGTACCTGATAACAACATATTAGGTATTTCTTTTTTCTTTAGAAACTCTAAAAATGTCTTTTTAGTTTGTTCTGGAAGAATACAATCCTGTATTGTTTTAGGTCGGTATTGTTCAACCCATAAAAAATCTGCCATTTAGAACCCCCTTAAAATTCAGAGTCAGGTTCTAATGCGATCCAATACTTAACAGGTTTGTTCCTGTTTACAAAATGACTAATCTTTTGTTGAGATATTGCTACATCATAATCATCACCGATAATTTTTAAGTTTTCTGCTTTGAAATAAGCATTAAACTTCTTATCAGTTTCACCTATGATTTCAGAATAATCATTTGAAGATTTGTTTTTCTTATCTGTGGCAACCAATTTAATGTTTTTGCCATCACCTACAACTGCTACATCTGGTAAATTTAGTGTAGTAATTGCTCTTTGTAATCTAGCAAAGTCTTCTTTTTTCAATGTAAAAGATACATACTGATCTGGCATATTGATTGCTTTTGTTGGCGCAACAATAACTGATTTGTCAGCAAAGAAATATTTAATTGATTGTTTATTATTTGCGGATGCTATAGTTACATTTGATCCACCATTAAATTTTAAAGCAGGTTTTTCAAATAACTCAACTGCTCTTAAAAATTCTGGCAAGTCATATATAGCAAACTCACTATCAAACTTCTCACTCACCTCAGCTTCTGCTAAGATGTTTTTCATTGTGGAGATTGTTTGAATTGTATTTCCAGGTTTAACTAGAATATTCTGGTTAATATCTGAAAAGTTTTTTAACACCGATAAAGTGTCTGTTGTTATGTTCATAATATATTCACTCCTTCATTAATATAATAGACTTCATCTTATCACAAACAGGCGAGGAAGTCAATGCTGCCTCGCCTATGTGCGTTTAAACTACTTGATTTTAATAGTTCTTGCCTTCTTGTGTTCTGGAATTACTCTCTCCATAGACACTATTAGAAGACCATCTTTCAGTTCAGCACCTTTGATTTCTACCTCATCAGCGATTGTGAAAGACTTTGTAAACATTCTTTTAGCGATACCTTTATGAAGTACGCCATCGTTATCCTCAACTTCCTTTTCTTCTTTGTCTTTTACAGACTTGATAGTTAGGATGCTGTTTTCAAACGATACATCTACATCTTTTTTACCATACCCTGCAAGTGCCACTTGTATATCATAAGTGTACTTACCTGTCTTAATTATGTTGTATGGTGGATAGTTAGGAACATTTATAGAATCATATTGATGATTGAACATTGACTCAAAGTGGTCAAATACATCATCAAATCCTACTGATAATGGTCTTAACTGATTAAAAATTGAAATTGCTTTATTGGTCATAAAAACCTCCTTTGTTATAAGCGAGTTTCATTTTGTAGATCCCATTATGGCGATCTATTATTATTTATATAGGTATTAATCTTAAAATTACAACCTATAAATGGCAGTTTCTTTTGTCACCGAGTACAAACTGCCAAAGATCACGGTTTTAGCGACACCGATAATCATATCGGGCTCTTTACGCCGTAGGTCTTACGAGCAGCCTACAATAATATATATACATCAACATTGGCGTAAAATCTAATAACCTCTAGTAAGTTTAAGCTTCTTTTGCTTCTTTTTGAAGTTAGCAATACCTTCTTTTTTCTTACGTCTTTTTTTCTCTGACGGTTTTTCAAAGACGGACTTGGCTCTAAAATCTTTTATGATGCCTTCTCTTTGTACTTTCTTTTTTAGTACACGCATCGCTTGTTCTAAATTACCATTTCTAACATCTACTTTTATTGACAAACTCATTTACCTCCTCTCTATTTTTTCCATAACTATTTGACCGTTATTATCTACTGTTCCATAGATTGGTCTAATATCTTTATTGTGATATTTTAATATTG